CATTAGAAAAAATAGTCGGTAATGGAAGTAGAGTTAAGGTAATGTATAAACCTTATGAGTGGAACTTCAAAGGTAAGAAGGGAATAGGGTTAGACCTACAAGCTGTCCAAGTACTAGACTTAATAGAGTACACACCAAGAGAAGACTTTGATGTTGAATCTGGAAATACTTCTAATGGAAGTGTTGACAACATTAAAGAATTTTAGTATAGTCACGCAGTCATAAAAGTTATGGCTGTCATTTTTCTACTCCTAGGACTGTCGGCTTGTAGTTGGTCGGCAGTCCTTTTTTATTATGAAAGAGTTTAAGTATTTATTAATATTATTTATTGTTATGATTACTGTTTCTATTTTAATAGGATGGTACCATGATAATTTAAATTTTTAAAAAGGAATTTATGAGGGTGCAAATGAATGAAGAAAATAAAAATGGATTTGTAAAGTATCATTTACCATGTCCATTATGTAATAGTAGTGATGCAGTATCAGTTAATGCTGACAATTCTGCTTACTGTTTCTCATGTCAAGAATATATGAGAGACTATGATACAGACCAACAACCAACTGTTGTAAGTAAACAACAAGAATTAAAACCAATAACAAATCAATCAGACTTTGCAGAAATTGTTGATAGAAATATCAAGATAGATACTTGTAAAAAGTATAGTGTATCTGTTAAGATTGATAGCATGGGTAATATAACTAATCATTATTATCCTTATCATGACAAGCAAGGTGCAAAGGTAGGAACTAAAACTAGGTTTACTAAATTAAAAGAGTTTAGTATTCAAGGTAATACAAAACATTCTGGTTTATTTGGTGAACATTTATTTAATAAAAATAAATATATAATTATAACTGAAGGAGAATTAGATTGTCTATCAGCTTATCAAATGTTTAAGACAGATAAGTATGAGACACCAGTTGTTAGTATTAAGAATGGAATTACTTCTGCAGTTAAAGATATAAAGAATAGTTTAGATTGGTTAGAAAATAATTTTGATAATGTTGTAATTAATTTTGATAATGATGAACAAGGAATTGATGGAGCATTAAAGGTAGCTGAACTCTTTAGCCCAGGGAAATGTAAGATTATGCATTTACCAAAAGAATTTAAAGATGCTTCAGATTGTTTAACTAAAAATAAAATACAATCATATGTAAAATCTTTTTGGGATGCAAAAGTATTTGCACCAGATGGAATTATAAATGCTAATATTTTATTTGATGAGATTGCTAAACCAACAATACAATCTTTTGTTCAATATCCTTTTGAAGGAATTAATAAAATAACATATGGTATAAGACCATCCGAGTTAGTTACATTTACTGCTGGTAGTGGGTTAGGTAAAACACAAGTGATGAGAGAGATAGTACATCACATGATTAAATCTACTAAAGATAATATTGGTTTGTTAATGTTAGAAGAAACACCAGTAATAACTTCAAAAGGTTTAATGAGTATTGAAGCAAATCAAAGATTACATTTACCTGATGTTCATGTAGCTAAAGAAGAATTAAAAACTTATTTTGATAAGACAGTTGGTACTGGTAGAGTATTTATGTTTGACCATTTTGGTTCTAACTCAATTGATAATATAGTTTCAAGAGTTAGATTCTTAGCTAAAGGTTTAGATTGTAAGTATATTGTTATAGACCATGTTAGTATTATTGTATCAGACCAAAGTCATGGTGATGAGAGAAGAGCATTAGATGAAATCATGACTAGACTTAGAACTCTTGTTCAAGAGACTGGTGTTGCTATGATGGTTGTGTCTCACTTGAGAAGACCAGATGGTAAAGGACATGAAGAGGGAGCAGCAACATCACTATCACAATTAAGAGGGTCAGCTAGTATAGGACAACTTAGTGATATGGTAATTGGACTAGAGAGAGACGCACAAAATGATAACCCAGATATTAGAAACACAACGAGGGTTAGGGTATTAAAGAATAGATTTTCAGGAATGACTGGACCTTGTTGTAATCTTCAGTATAATGTTGATACTGGTAGATTAGTTGAGGTACAATCAGATGACTTTTAATAAAGTAGTATTTGATATTGAAACAACTTTAACTGCAGATAAAATCTGGTGTATAGTTTGTAAAGATGGAGATACCTTTTATCAATTCAAAGAAAATAATTTACATAGGTTTGAAGAGTTTATAAAACAAACTAAAGAAGTTATAGGTCATAACATAATTGGATTTGATATACCAGTACTGAATAGATTTTTTGGTTATGACTTATTTAAAAATTGTAAGATAACAGACACACTTGTTCTATCTAGATTATTAAATCCTATGATAGATGGTGGACATTCATTAAAGAATTGGGGAATTAAACTTGGACATAGTAAGATTGAGTTTGAACAATTTGATTTCTTTAGTGAAGATATGTTAAAGTATTGTAGAAATGATGTAGACTTAACACAAAGACTATACAATTTTTTAATTAAAAGAATAAAAGATTTTGGATATTCAATTGAGTTGGAACATGAAGTTGCTAAGATAATTCAAAGACAACATGAAAGAGGATTTAAGATTGATGTTGTTAATGCTTATGGATTACAAGCTAAGTTTCAAGAAGACATGAATGAATTACAAAATAAAGTTAGGGCAACATTTCCTCCATTAAAAATTGAAGAAGTGTTTGTACCTAAATCAAATAACAAAGCAAGAGGATATGTAAAGGGAGTTCCTTTTACTAAAGTTAAGTATAAAGAATTTAACTTAGGTTCAAGGCAACAGATAGGTGAACGACTAATGAAGCTTGGTTGGAAACCTAAAAAGAAAACTGATAAGGGTCATGTAATTGTAGATGAAAAAGTTTTATCAGAGATAACAGATATACCTGAAGCTAAGTTAATAAACGAATACCTTATGCTTCAAAAAAGAATTGCCCAAGTCTCCTCATGGGTAGAAGCAATTAAGGAAGATGGTAGAGTACATGGCAAAGTAATTACCAATGGTACAATTACAGGGAGGATGAGTCATCAAGCACCCAACATGGCACAAGTTCCTGCTGTGTACTCACCATATGGAAAAGAATGTAGAGGATTATGGGTAGTTGATAAAGGAAATAAATTAGTAGGTGTGGATGCATCTGGACTTGAGTTAAGAATGTTAGCACACTACATGAACGATAAGGAATACACAAATGAAATCACTAATGGAGATATACACACAGCAAATCAAGTGGCTGCTGGTCTTCGGTCAAGGGATGAAAGCAAAACTTTTATCTATGCCCTCATCTATGGAGCAGGGTCAAAAAAAATTGGAAGCATCATTGGAGGTTCGGAAGCAGATGGCAACCGAGTTAAAGAAAAGTTTCTTAGAGCAACACCAAGTCTTAGAAGCTTACGAGAAAAGGTGGATGCAGTTGCTAAGTCTAACAGAAGATGGCTTAAAGGACTTGATGGAAGAAGAATCATCATCAGACACCCACACGCAGCCCTAAATAGTTTATTACAAGGTGCTGGTGCGTGTGTTATGAAAGTTGCATTGATATTATTAAATCAATATGTTAAGAATAAACGAATCAAAGCTTATCCTGTAGTAAATGTACATGATGAATTTCAATATGAAGTTGAAGAAGGAAGAGCAGAAGAGTTTGGTAGACTAGCAGTTCAAGCTATAAAGGATGCTGGTACAAAATTAAAATTAAGATGTGAATTAAATGGAGAATATAAAATTGGAAACAACTGGGCAGAAACGCATTGATACAGTAGCAACTGATATTAAAAAATTAATTGCTGATATAGCTAATGGAAATCCTGCACCTATAACAGAAGAGAACATGAATAGTTTTCTTAATAATATTAAGGAAGCTATGATTGCATGGAACACTCCACCTAAAAAAGAAAAGTATGATGGTGTATTAAGAATGAGTATCTTAGGTAAACCAGCTAGACAATTATGGTATGATAAGTATTCACCTAAAGAAACAAAAGAATATGATGCAAGTAATAATTTAAAATTTTTATATGGACATATTATAGAACACTTACTATTATACTTAACAGAATTATCTGGACATAAAGTAGAAGATAGACAAATGAAAGTTAAAGTAGATGATGTTAAAGGACATATAGATGCTAAAGTAGATGGAGAAATATGTGATGTTAAGTCTGCTTCACCTTTTAGTTTTAAAAAATTTAAGAATGGTGAGTTAATAAATGATGACCCTTTTGGGTATCATGCCCAGCTATCAGGATATGAAACAGCTAATGGAACTAACAAGGGAGGTTTTCTTGTTGCTGATAAATCAAGTGGTGATATATGTTTTTACAAACCAGAAGACTTAGCTAAACCTGATACAAGAAGTTTAATAAAAGATTTAAATACTAAACTTGCTAGTGATACACCTCCTGAAAGATGTTATGAATTAAAGACAGAGAAGAATGGAAACAAAGCTATACCAGTTGGTTGTCAATTTTGTATACATAAGTTTGAATGTTATGCAGATGCAAACAAAGGTAAAGGTTTAAGAGTATTTAAATATTCAAATAAGAATGTGTTCTTAGCTGATGTAATTAAAGAACCTATGGTAGAAGATATAACAAAAGAATTTACAGATGGAATTAAAACACAAACACCTTCTAGTTAGAGCAGAAGTATTAGAACCACCTAAAGATTTAAAGGTCATGAAGAAGTGGACTAAGAGTTTAATAAAAGATATTGATATGAAAATATTAGCTGGTCCATATGCAAAGTATTGTGAAGTTAAAGGTAATAGAGGTTTAACTTGCGTCACTATAATAGAAACATCCCATATAACTTTACACTCATGGGATGAAATGAGTCCTGCGTTAGTACAGCTTGATGTTTATAGTTGTAAACAATTAGATGAGAAAATTGTTTTTGATTATGTATATAAGTTTCAACCAGTAAGAATGTCTTATAGATATTTTGATAGAGAAAAGAATTTTAAATTATTAAAGTTAGATAAGGATGAGTAATATGAATAATGATTATCAAACATTATTAGAAATGTGGAGAGATGAAAAAAATAAAAGACAAGCAATAGAAAATGAATTGTCTATTATGAAAGACAAACTTTTAACTAAAGACAAAGAATGTGAAACTTTAAATAAAGTAATAAGTAATATACGAAATGAACAGTAAACAAATGAAACCTATTAGAAGAAAAGCTAGACATATATTAGTAGCTTGGTTACAATCTTTGTTATCAAAAGAAGAAGCTAGTAAAATTAATTATAAAAATGTATTTAGTTTTATTCCTAATCAAACTCATTACTATCAAGGTGATACATTAAGACTACAACCTTGGTCGTACAAATGGATAGTTAAAAAATTAAAACGCAATCCAGAGTTGACAATAGATGATTTAAATGCTATGTTACAACCAACCGAACAACAATTAAGAAGACAACAAATGCAAGAACTAGGACCACTATAATGACACATAAAGATATGTTTAAAGGAACTACCTATGATTCATTAGGTAAGCAGGTAGATGGCCC